CTAATAAACTAAGGTCAGTTGAAAAATCAACAGTCGCAGTATCAGAAGTTTTTATTGGAGCAATCTGTGATTTTAATGAGAACGAAGAGATATCTGATGTTAATTCTTCTGTCTGCGTGTTAATAGTTACATTAGCATCTGAATTATCAACATCAATAGAATTAGTATTAGCAAATTTATCTACGAAAAATCCAGATTTATATCTAGTTAATCCATCAGAATCTTGAATTTGTAAAGATTTTGTATCTAATTCTAAAAGACTTAATGCTGTTAATTTCTCAATGGTTTCAATTCTATCCTCTAATTTTCCAATATCTTTCATCGTATATCTCTTATTATCTTTAAGAGATACTTTTACAGAATCTGAATTATAAACATATGCTGGTAATTTAATAGTACCTAAAGACATTCCATCTTCAATAGATGATGGTGGCATTGGATTATCAGCAGATATTCCTTTTACTACATTTAAAGTACCATCAGAATTAAGAACCAATTTATCAAGTCTTGGTAGATAATAAGAATACCCTATAGTTGAACTTTCATTAGGAGCAACAACATAAGTTGGATTGCTTCCAGATCCAGCAAAATCTCTACTATCAAATGTAAATGGTGAAGAAGTTGTAGAAGTAAACTGTGATACTCTTGGTCTAAAATCTAAGGTATCTGATGATCTAATATTTTCTCCCAATACTGGAACATCATTTTTATATCTTTCACTATCATAACTATTAACAGTATAAACATCTCCAGCATCATTTGCAGGAACTATATAATGATCAAAAATAATTTTAAGTCTTCTAGCAGGAACACTTACTCCTGGTTTTCTAACAATTCTTGAATAATCATAATACTGTTCTCTTTGACCTTTATCTAAGGTATAATCTTGGGTTTTATCTGTATATTGTCCAACTGATATGGCAGTAATTGTAGTATTAATATTAGAATCTGAAAATCTAACAGTTTCATTTGGAGCAAATTTATTTGAATTTAAATATACAAACTCAACTTCTGTTGAAGATGATCTAGTGACAATTTGCCCAACAGCACCACTTGATGCTCCTGTTATTTTCTCTCCAAGAATAGATGCTGTATCTAAATTAAATCCAGATGGGAATGTTAATTTATCAAGAATAACTGTTCCAGAACCTACTGATTCATAAACTGCAATAACTTTAACAACATCTGGAAAATTTAGAGAAATTTCTTCATCTTCAACACGTAATCCATAGAAATTATTAGCAGTTAAACCACTTAAACTTGTAGAAATTCCAGTTGCAGTAAATCCAACATCTTTCTTTACACTTCTAGTGTATAATTTCTGCTTGTTCTGAGTTGTATTCTTCTTAACTGTTGTATTAATCCTTATATTAGATTTTGATGGCCTTAATCCAGTTAATTCAAGAGTTTCTGTATTATCAAGTAAATTAACTTGATCTGAAGTCAAATTCTCTACAATACCGTCATTATAGAATACTGAGTATCTGCCCAAACTATATGGTTGGAATGATGCAGTTGAAATTCCAACATCAGCCAAACTTACTGAAATTCTACCAATACTACTTGATGATTTTCCAGCTACTTGACGAATTACAGAAAGAGTTGACCCATTAAGATCTACATTAGATACATTTTTAGAGTTTAACTCGGCATATAGTTGCTTTTGGTCATCATTTTTTACACTAGGAGTTGCTATCTCAAATGGTACAGTCTGTGCACCTTGAGCAGAAGTAGGAAGAGCACCATTTATTTTATCAGTTACTGTTGGTACTGCACCTAAAGATGCTTTAAGACCATCTTCTGAAATGTTATGAAGTCTATTATATGTTGGGAAGTTATTTCCTGGTATTGTATATTTAATAATAGTATCAGTTTTTATTCCAGTAAAATTCTTTCCAGCAACTGTTGCAATTCCTGAAGTATGTGAAATATGAAGTATATCAGAAATACTAAATCCATTTGCAATCTTAGCCTGAAGATGAGAATCAGCAACAAATGATCTTGTTAAACTAGTCTCTACTGCTGCTTGATATACAGATCTAACGTCTTCTATACCATATTCTTTAATTTGTGCAATAGTTCTAATCACTTCTGTAGAACCATTAATAGAAATCTGTTCACCTTCTATAAAAGATCCAGAAGTTTGATGTAGAGGAAAGTGATTTTGCAGTGAGTGTGTAACTGTATATCCACTAGCACCACTACTCAAACCTTTAATATAAGAATCCTTTGTTAGAGTAGTATTGGCATTTACAACTAATTCTGTGTGAGTCTGAATATCCCAAAGATACAAATTCCAAATATCATTAGGTCCAGAAACTGTTGTATTAATACCTGCTTGAGATTCATTATTGAATGCATATACTCGTGCAGTACCAACAGTAATTCCTGCACCAACAGTAGTTGAATTCTTTCTTAAAGTATTCAAATAAACCTTAGTATTATTATTAATTCCTACAACTGGTGTTCCAGATACATTATCAACCTGCATCAAACTTCCCATTTGGAATGGGACAGAAGAATTATCAATCTTTTTAGTATCTCTTGCTTTGTCTAAATCCAATATTGTAGTTGTTGGCTTCTCAATATCAAATCCTCTAACATAAGCTTTACCTGGAGAAACTTTTATTGCTAAAAGATCTTCAGATGGTGTATTACCTTGATCGGTTTTTTGATTTATATAATAAGTACCACTTGGATTCATCCTATCATTAAGAGAATCATCAACATCTACGTTAAATGGTTCTACAACATAATCACCAGATTCTTCATAAGTTCTCTTTGCAAAATAATCTTTTATTAAAGAATATTCATCAGAATCTTGTATTTTCTTAACTTGTCCGTTAGATACCCTTAAAACTTCTATAAAATTCTTATCATCAACATCAGTTAATCTTTTTTTACTAAGAATAGCAGATATCTTTAATCTATCTGCTCCTGGAGCAGCATAATTAGAGAATCCTCTAGCATTATCATATAACGTATTATCATCCTGAGCATCAATAAATGATTCAATAACTTCTAAACCAACTCTATATGATGGTTTATTAGAATATTGATCTAAAATTAAAGTATTATCACTAACAGCAACAAAATGTCCTCTAATATAGTAAATACCTTCCGAAATAGAGACAGCAGATGCAGTTGAAGTTGCTTCTGAGCTGATTAATGTTCCAAAAGTATCCCCTGAAGAAATAGTTGTATTTCCATAAGTTAGACTTTCTTGAAGAATTAAAGCTTCCCCATCTACAAATTGTCCACTTTGGAAAGAGGAATTTGCATTTATATATTTTACATATATTGTATAATCGTCTGTATCTGATTGTAGATTAGTTATTACATTCTGAACAACAGCAACTAGTTGAGAAGATTGTCCTAATATTCTCTTACCAATTAAATCTTGAAGATATAAACCAACACTTAAACCTAAATGAGTTGGATTAATTTTAACAGCATAATATTGTGAATTATATGATATATTTCCAGGAATTACTACAGATCCGTCTTTAAAAACATGATTACCAAAAGATTCTATCTGATTTTGTAATATAGATTGTAGAGATGTGAGCTCTCTCGATTGAACAGGAAATCCTGGTTTAAAAAGAACCCGATAGAAATTATCTTTCGGATCAAAATCGTCATAATATGGATCTATATTAAGATTGGTTTTTTGTGACATCTGTCTTAGAATTCCAGTATAATTTTAATATCTTCCTTTTGCCTAGCATTCCTAGAAACACGAGGTCTATTATCAAGGTAAATAATGTCTCCTGATCCTTTATTTATCTCTGGAAGAGCAATCCCTTTTCTAAATTGAGTTGCTAAATTAATTCTCTTTGTTGTAGAGATTGTAGTTGTAATCCCAGTAAAATCAGAATCAATTGTTCCACTAAAACTAGTAGACGATGTTACCTGACCTCCTGTGGCGTTAAAACTAACTTTAGTTGCTTCAGACACAATAGTATGAGAATCTACTTGTGTAAGAGCACTCTTATAATATAAAGATCTATCTTGATAGTATTTTAAAACTGTTGTTTTACTATCATAAGATGCTATAAACCCCTTAGCCGTTCCAATACCAGTTACGGTTTGTGAAATTTGACTACCAATAGTTACATCTGTTGGGTTTGCTACTGATGTTAACTTCAATCCACCAAGATTGGAGAATTGATTTTCTGTAAATACTGAAGTTGCTGATCCAACTATTGTTGGATTTTTAACAATTCCAATTTGAGCAAATCTAGTGTCTACTGGAAAATCCATAGTAGAATCATCAAAACGAGCATATATTAAAACTTTATCAGCACCTAATTCATTATATAAATCAAATCCATGTCCTCTTGATGGAGGAATAATTGGAATTAACTCAGCCCATGCTTGTGCTCCAGAATTAATTGTTGATAAATTTACTCTACCCCAAGTATAATTTTTTCCACCAGAAGAAACAGTTGCATCTGTTAATTTTCCACCAGTAGTTTCTACAATTACTTTACCACCAGTTCCGTCACCAATAATATCAAGTTCTGCTTGAGTTGTATTATACCCAAGCCCTTGATTATTAATATAAACCTTTTTAATCTGGTTTTCATTTATAAGTGAATCACCATTCTCTCTTATAGATTGAATTTGTGCATCAGTGCTACTTGTCCAATCATTTGGAACTGGAATATAATCAATAGAGTCAAATTTAATAATATCACTAGGATTTACAGTAAAAAGATATTTCCACTGATATCCATCTCCACTCTCTCCAGCTCTAGATGGTTCTAGATCAATAAAGGTTGGTTCATCAGAAGACTCTGTTCCATTTGGAACAGCAGAAGATGATCCATTATCAACGCAAAGATAAACCCTATAATCACTATTCATTACATAGTAATTTGCATCATATAATCTTGTAGAATTAGTTTGAGGTGAAGGATTAGAAACACTATAATCATGACGATACATTTCATATATCGTTCCTTGCTTCCAATCAACTCTTCTAATAAGTCTCCTAATATCATTTACGGTGATTTTTTTTCCAAAAACCATCGTATCTTTTACATGACTA